ACCTGTTCCGGAAATGGGGGTTCAAGGTGCAGCTTATGCAACAGTCATCGGACAGGTAGTATCCGCAGTGTTATTGTTTATCTTTCATATAAAATTAAACAAAGAATTTGAGCATGGAGCAAAGTATATGAAGCCAGATGCTGGAATTATCAAAGAAATATATGCAATCGGACTTCCAGCGATCATTGCACAGGCATTGATGTCAATTATGGTATATGTAATGAACCTTATTTTGAAATTCAGTCCTTCCGCTCAGACAGCCTACGGATTGTTTTATAAAGTACAGCAGTTTGTTTTATTCTTAGCATTTGGACTAAGGGATGCGATTACACCGATCATAGCATTTGCTTATGGGATGGGAAGTAAAAAGAGGATAAAAGATGGAATCAAATATGGATTGATGTACACGAGCGTATTGATGATCTTTGGAATTTTGATCACAGAAATATTCCCAAGTTCTTTTGCAACATTATTTAATGCAGGAAGTTCCAGAGAATATTTTATCGGAGCAATGAGAATTATTTCAATTAGTTTTATTTTCGCAGGAATCAATGTAGCATATCAGGGAATATATCAAGCATTGGATGGTGGTATGGAATCACTGATTATTTCACTTCTCAGACAATTTGTGATCATATTACCTCTGGCAGGAATCTTTTCAATTGTTGTAAGAAAAGGACGAGCAGGAGTATCTTTGATCTGGTGGGCATTCCCAATTACAGAACTTGCAGCATGTCTGATCGGATTTGTCTTTTTAAAGAAAATCCAAAAAATAAAAGTAGAGCGATTAACACATTAAGGAGGAAGGTATTATGGCAAAAAGAATCATTACAATCAGTAGAGAATTTGGAAGCGGTGGACGATTTATCGGAGAAGAAGTAGCACAACAGCTTGGAATTGCTTATTATAGTGAAAATATTATAGATCAGATTGCGCAACAGTCAGGATTATCACCAGAATATATCGAAGAAAATGCAGAATTATCCCCAAAGAAAGGATTTTTTGCCTATGCATTTTCGGGTCGTGATATTACAGGGAAATCCGTGGATGATATGCTGTATGAGGCACAGAGAAAGGTAATCTTGGAAATTGCAGAAAAAGAACCATGCGTAATGATTGGGAGAAATACTGATTTTATACTGAAGGATAGAGATGATGTGTTAAATGTGTTTATACATGGAGACATGCCAGAGAAGATCAAACGTATTTGCAAGTTATATAATGTTACAGAAGACGGGGCAGTAAAACTTATAAAGGATACAGATAAAAGACGAAGGATAAATTATAATTTCTATACAGAACAAAAATGGGGGATGGCAAGTAATTATACATTGTCATTAAACAGTTCGCAGTTGGGATATGCAAGGTGTGAGAAGATGATCATGGGTTGTGTGGATATTTGTTAGATTATAGGAATTTTTCTTATTATCTCATATAGGAAATATTTTTTGAATCTGATATACTAAAACTATAAGGAGGAATATAAAAATGGAATTTCAAACGATGGGAACAAAGTTATCAAAGTAAACAAGATGAAATTCATCAGATAGGAGAGTATCTGCAAAAGCAAGGAATAGAAAAAATAACGCTTATTGTCGCTTCATCGATTGGAGCAGATTTAGGACTCACATTTCTTTCTCAGATGAAAATCCCAATTGAGCATACTTTTTTGATGGAGGTCAATTTGCACAGATTTCAAGATTGACAAGGAAGGTTATGGTTCCATTGATGGACAGTTTGGAAGATAAAGAATTTCCAAAGCTGTCACAAGAGGTTCAAAGAACCATTTTCTTTGAGTTTGGAAGTGTCGAGGAACATTATAAATATCGTGATGCTGTAAAGAAGGCGTATCCGTACAGGAAAGTTGATGAGAATAGTTAGCGAACACTAATGAAAGGGAGAAAAGAAGAATGAATGAAAAAGCAAATTATGGAAACTGGGTACCTGAAAAAGCATTGTATATGTTATTTGGAGCAGTAATTGTTTTAGGTGTTATTGCGGTAGCAGTACAAGTAGCTTTAAGTGAAATGGTCATTGCAATCATAGTAGGCGTATTATGCATTTTGACTCTGGTAATGGCAATTTATATGCTGATCTGTCATGAAGCATTCGCATTTGGTAAAGGAAATATGATGGCAGGAGTACATGAACATCTGATTAAACATCTTGATTGGGATGGTGAAGGGAAACTTCTAGACATCGGATGCGGAGCAGCAGCACTTACTGTTCATTGCGCCAAAGCATTTCCAAAGGCACAGATCACAGCGATGGATCACTGGGGTGTGGAATGGAATTATGCAAAAGAGCAGTGCGAGAAAAATGCAAAGATTGAAGGAGTTGCAGACCATATCGCTTTTCAAAAAGGAGATGCAGCAAAACTGGATTTCCCTGATGAGACATTTGATGCAGTAGTAAGCAATTTCGTGTTTCATGAAGTGCGAACAGCAAAAGATAAGAGGGATGTTGTAAAAGAAGCATTAAGAGTTTTGAAAAAAGGCGGTGTATTTTCTTTTCAGGATATGTTTTCACAGAAAGCATTGTACGGAGATATGGAAGAGTTTGTAAGAATCTTAAGAGAAGAAGGAATTTCAGAAGTTCACTACATAGGAAATCTGGAAAAGAAGCTAGACTTTATTCCGGGATTTGTAACAACACCATGGATGATCAGCGGGATGGGAATTATTTATGGGAAAAAATAGGACACAGTCAGGAAATTGTGATAAAATATAAGAAATTAATTAACAGGTTGAAAGAGGCTTCGGTATGCTGCAAAAGAAGGGGGCAAATCCAGTTTAATAAAATTGGAAATTGCGAGAAAGGAGAAAAGTATGCTTACAATATTAAACTCAGAAAGCTTATGGATTGGAACAGACATGATGCAATTTAATGCGATCAGGGATATCTTGGATCGGGAAAAGATTAAGTACAAATACAAAACATACAATCACTTAGGAGAATGGGCAGGATCAGGAACACTTCGTGGAAACTTTGGAAGTGTGGGGAATCCTACATCACAGTCCATACAGTATGAAATTTTTGTGGCGAGAAAAGACTTAGAAAAAGCACAGGCTGTAATGTGGAATTTGCTTAGATAAAGTAGATACATGATGATAATGAAGAAAGGAAAGATACTGTATATTACTAAAGTGATATGCAGTGCCATTCTTTTTATGGTATAATAATTTTGCAATGTTAGGGAATGGCTTAAAATGGTCATTTCCTAACATATGTGTTACTAATTTGTTACTTGTTGAATGGAAATTTATTATTTCAACAAGAGAATAGTATCTCTCAATTGTTCCACTGTTTTATGATTATAAACCCTATTTCCAACATCTTTAGATTTGTGCCCCATCAGCATATCAATACACTTTCTATTACCACCTGCATTATCAAGGAATGTTTCAAAAGTATGTCTAGCTTCATGAGGAGTTTTCTTCTTCTTTGTTATATAGGAAATAACAGTTTTCCATTCTTCATAAAAATCCCCTTTTTTAAATTTAGATCCTTCATCAGTTTCTAAAAAATATTCATTACTTTTCTTTAGCCGATTTTTCACAAACGGCATGATACGAGGATGGATTGGCACAATTCTATTCTTCCCTGAAGAAGATTTACTTCCGCCTTTAAAATATTCTTCTTCAAGATTGATCTGATCACATGTCATATTTAACAATTCCATTAATCTGAATCCGGTGTAAATATAGATTAATACAATATCTACATTTTTTTGATCAGATATTTTCCACAGAGCTTCAACTTCTTTTTCAGTGAATGGAGTGCGTTTAGTTTCTCCCTGTTCTGTGCTGACAGAAATTATTTGAGAATACATCTTATCTATAATGTCTAATTCAAATGCAAAATTATCTAAATGCCACCAAAGTGCTTTGATATGAGATTGTGTAGCATAACTACGACCACAATCGTCCATGGTTGCTTGCATATGATAAGCTCGTATTTGCCTATATTTCTTTCCGTACAGTTTTTGACAATGTTTATAAGCCGCTTTAAGTGTATATAAACGAGAACTTCCAAGTTTAGGAGCTTTTACTTCAAGCCATCTCGTATATAAATCTGCAAGTGTCACTCGGTTACGATCAATGTTCCACGGATTGTCGTTGTACTTGGCCAAAATGATGTTTGCTTCTTCACGAGTAGCAGCATAGTCCACTGGGACCTGCCTTCCGTGTCCATCTTCATCATATGTAGTAACTTTGATCACATAAGGGCGTGAACGATTACCTTTTAATTTTGTCACACTGCCGTAGCCGTTTGGGTTTCTTCTTGCCATATATCATCATTCCTTTCTAAAAAAGGGTACAAAAAATACACCCTTATCAAATTGTGTTTTTGCGGGATGTATGATATAATTCTGTTGTTCAGGCAGAAGTTATATCAGCCATCCATGGTTGATAGGTTTCTGAGATTCCGTCCAGTTGGTAGCTGGGCGGTTTTTTTGCTATTTATAGGCTTTATTTGCTCCGTATTTAGCTTGACTATTGGTAAATCCTTCGTATTCCAATTGTTTTATGAGACCAGATTTTGAAAAAGATTGACTTTCTAAATAAGATGTTGCTTTTTTGTAAGCCTGATCTTTCCAATTAGCGTTGCAATTATTTGCAGCATATTTGGCTTCTTTAGTTGTAAATCCCTCATATTTAAGCTGTTTTATTAATCCAGACTTAGAAAATGCATCATAATCAAGATAGTCGAAAGCTTTATTTAGAGCATTTTCTTCTCCCGTTGTAGGCGCGTAAGTCTCTGTAG